GCCGGGGCCGCGAACATCTCGAGGGTGGCGGCCGTGTTCGTGTTCGTCATCATGGCCTATTCCTCGTCGGTGCTCGAGGTTGCAGGGGCAACAATCGCGGGCAACAGCACCGCATCTCCGTCGAGAACCTTCGGGTTCTGGACCCCACGGAGCTGCGCGAGCAGTGCGCGACGCTCCTCGAGCGGCACCTGCGACCAGTCGCGTTTCGGTGTTGTCGAGCTCGTCTCGACCTTCCCGGCGAATGTCGTCGGCGGTTTCAGGAAGCCGCGGTCATAGACGGGGATCAAGATCTCGATTCGCGCCTGCGGTGAGAGCGTCTCGTCCGCAGCCACACGTTCGGCGAGGTCGGTGATGATGTCGGGATCAAGGCGCTCACGGATCCGCTCGGCCAGGGCCAGGCCTGTGCGCGGGCGACCCTTGGGGTTGCCACTCTGCCCCTTCACCCATCGGTGTGGTGGTGCCACCTTGGCTGTGGGCTGATCACTCATGCTTTACAGAAACCCTAACGCATCACCTCGTATCATGCAACTAGTTGATTTCTGGTGTAGACCCGATCTAGGTCTAGACGCGGTATCGCTAGACTCGGGTCTTTTGCCGGTTTTAACTGCGTCTAGCCGAGTCCAGCTGTGTCCAAGACTCACCTTAGAACCGCGTCCAGTCCCCCTATAGGGGGGACGCGGGTAGACGCGATCTGAACTCGCGCACCCGGACGCGCTGTAATTCCCATGCGGGATCAGCGCGCGAGAATGTACTGCGACTGACCCGCGTCGGTTGCCCGCGCCCGAGTCCAGTACGGCACGTTCTTGCCGCTCTGCTGCGAATCCACCTGCACCACGCCGGTAGTGGGGGTCGCCAGTGCCAGATCGACAGCCTGCCGGCCGACCTCAGCATTGACGCCTAGCTCTTTCACAATCGCGTTTTTCGACATGGGGGCAGGTGAGCGCTCGAGGATGCCCCGCACGCGGTCAGCGAGCCCCTGCATCTTTTTCTCGACTTTGGCCTGTGCCCGCTCCTCGCGGACCTTCGACGCAGCCTTGGCATTGCCAGCGATCGCGAAACGGCCCGTGCGCCCGTTGAACCGACACGGATAGATCTGATCCCCACCACCCATGCGTCCCTTGCCGATGTTGAGCTCGACATCTTGGATACCGTGCTCATCCATCGGCCCTTTTTCGCCGATGGCCATCGTGACGCTAGACCATCGCTCGAGGGCAGCGGATTCGGCCCCGGAATCGGTCGTATCAGCTCCAAGCGCCTCGCCTGAGGCGAGCTTTTTGCTTGAGGCGCGCGAGCCCTGCGACAGTACCAAGCCCACCACACGCGTACCGCGCACAACCATGTCGATATCGGCCATCACACGGGTGATACGCATGCGCATTTCGGTATCGCTGGCGGGCATGATCTGCGCGTAGTCGATGACGACGAGGATCGGCTGCCCGGGATACTCGGTCTGCATTGTATCGATCGCTTTGACCAGCACTGGCAGCGAGGCATGTTCGCGTCCTATGATGGCGAGGCGCTGCGGCAGGATCAGGTTTTTGGAGCGACCCCGCAGTACGTCAACCCATCCCTCGTCATTCTGGATTCCGATGGCGCGGCCGCCCCATTCGTCGACGGGGAGCTCGAGGGTCATCGAAATCGCCGGCCCGAGGCGCACGGCATGCTCGAGTAGCATGTTCGCGGCAAGGGACGTCTTACCGCCACCTGTGCCGCCCACCAACGTAACGATGCCGCCCGGTCGTACCGCGGCGATTGTGGTGGTACCGATGTGTAGATCGATCCATGGCTCATTTGCATGTTGCGTGATGAGCGCCGCAATCTCAGGGCCGCGTGACCATGGCGTAGGTGGGGTCGGCGGTTTCTCGCCGAACACGTTCTCGGTGGAATGCTCGAAGCGATCCCGTTCGGCACCGCGCGGGCCCGACCATGCCTGGTCACTGCGGCATGGCCCTGTGAACGCTTCCTCGCCCCACGGTGGTACGTTTTGCAGGTCCCAAACACGGAAGACCGCCCGGGCCTCGTGTTCGCTGAGGGCCAAATCGTTGACGAGGATGCCCCATGCGGCGCGGGTGTGTGGATTGCCTGCATTATCCTGAATCGCCGGTCCATGAATGCGTAGGCGCTCTAAGGCATGATGGATGAGTGCTTGTGACGCGGGTGGGTAAGTGTGGGCATTTGTGGCCACAGGTGGCGTGTCAGGTGTGACACGCGCAAGTAATCTGCCTGTTTCGAGCGGTTTACCCTCATACGCACCGGCATGGGGTTGACCGTCGACGGGGCACTGCGGCGTGAAGAACAATCGGCCCGGGTTGCGGCACGTCGTATCCACGATGTCGCGGATGCCGAGCTCGTCCACGGCGGCATCCCAAAACCCGCGGAACTGATCCCGCGGCACCTCGGCATCGAGGAAGATCACGATGCGGATCTTGGGATGGTCGGGCGTGGAGCTCCACGTCGTGTACCAGAGAAATCGCACGCCCCTCGTGATCAGCTGACCGATGAAGGCTTCGAGGCGCGCCTTGGGAGCGTCGTCGAAATCGAGCGCCAACGCGGTGACGCTCTCGACGTTTTCGTCAATGCGGTGATCGGTGCCGGGGCATGCATCAGTGCACTTTCCAGTGCGCTCTAAGCGACGGCATTTACCAAGGAAGAACCGCGCGAAGATCGCCGCAATGTCACCTTTGGCGGGCAGGCGCCGGTGTGTGGTGAGGTAGTGGACAACCTCGGGCCATTCCCAATCGGCCTTCCACGCCGACGAGTTGTCGCGCTCATGCTTGACGAACGTTAGATGCATCAGGCGCACTCCTGATACCAGATCGCTTCGGCCGACTTACCCGCGCGTGACCGCACAGCGCTTTTGTTCATGGCGCCTGCGGGGATGTCGAGGAATTGTTCGAATGGCAGCCACGTCGCGCCGTCGTTCTCGCACACGATCGTTTGCCCTCGACGCGAGCGACACCAATCACCGAGTACGTCGAAGTCGAGATCCCGCGACGAATGCTTGTAGTGGATTCCAGCGACCTGATACGGCGGGTCGATGAACCAAGTGATCGGGATGTTGGTGTTCGTGCAGTGATATTCACCCTGAATCACGATCCAATGGCGGATGTGCTCCACCTGCGACGCGACGCGTTCGCGCATCGCCGGCGACCAACCTTCGAACTTCCGATTTTGCTCGCGCATTCTCTTGCGCCCGGATGACAGCTGTTTGCAGGGCACCGCGGTTGCGGCGTTCATCGCAAAGCCGACGAGCCATCGTGCCGCCTGTGGAACCCACGCCGGCAGTTCATCAACGTGGTCGACAGTCGGAATCGCCAGGATCTCGGCCGCCGACGTCCGGATCAGGTAGCGCCAGATCTCGACGATGACGTCGTACTTTTCGATGAGCACTACGCGGTGCCGGTAGTGCCGTAGCGAGTAGCCCGCGGCGCCGGCGAACGGCTCGATGATCATCCCGTGCTTGGGTGCCGGGTAATGCGGCGCAGCGCGCCATTTCCCGCCGTAGTACCGCAAAAACGGCTTGAGGAATGCCGGCTCGCTCACCGGTCGCCACCGATGGCGACGTGTGACCATGGATGCACAGGCATCATGATACACGGCGAAACGACACGAGCACGTCGAAGAATTCCGCGTCACCTTAAAGCCTGACGGAATACGCGGCGCCTGCGAGGCGTCGGAAAGGCACGGCGATGCGCGGTAGCATTCGGTATCAGACGAGCGAAACAGAGCCGATGGCGTTCGGAATCCTCGCAGGTTTGGCGGTCCTGCTACTCGCTGCGGTAGTACTGGTTTGCGACGGTGGATGTGTGCACTACGTGCAGCGCGCGCCGGTGCCTCGCGCGATGGGGCATCAGCTGGATACCGCCGTGCGAGTTGACGTGCGGTGTTCGTTCGGCGCACCGCCGGCCGAGATGCTTGAGCGCGAGGAGCAATCGCCATTCCCCGAGGGGTTTCACATCGGTAAGCGCGGTAGCGGCGTCATCATCGACGCGCGGCATGTGCTGACCGCGGAGCACGTTGTCAGCTGCCCGGATCTGCCGGAAGTAGAGGTCACCCTCGCCAACGGCAAGCACATGCGGCTGAACGTCGAAGCCGAGTGGCGCGGGCGTGACATCGCGCGTCTTGTGATCGCAAGCGCCGACACCTTCGGCGACATTCCGCCACCACCGATGTCCGCGCCGCGGACTGACGCGGTGTGTGCAGCCCCCTCGACACCGACGGCAGAGGGCACCTGTGGCACGGTTGAGCAGACGTATACCGAGCCGCAGTGCCAGGGCTCGATGCTGCAGCACTGGTGTTACGACGTGGCACTCACGCTGCGCGTGCTGCCCGGAAACTCCGGCGCGCCGCTGTACGACACGAACGGGACGCTCGTCGGGATCGTGACGGGTGGCCAGTTCAACAAAGACGGCCCGACCGGTGAGGGTTTTGCGTCGTCGCTGCCAAAGGACGTAATGCCTTGAGTGACGAGTTCCTAGGGGCTGCCGTCGTCGACGGTGACGTGCGGTTTTTCTCGCCGACGTCACTGGATCGCGGCGATCCGCGTGCAGGCGGATGTCCACTCAAGTGGTGGTTTCGCTACGTCCGGCGCATCAAAGAAGCCGACACCGACAGCAAGAACGAAGGGCGCAAGCTGCATGACGAGCTCGCGCGCTACCAGCGCACCGGGGATAGGTCTCTAAGCGCGCTCGCCATGAGCGGCCTGCACATGGTGCCGACAGGGCCGGACCTGATCGTTGAGCAACCGATACACAAAGTAGCCCCTGGGGGCAAGATCGAGTCTTTGTTGCACGCGGACGGGGTACCGGTGATCGGTTTCGTGGATCACATGAATCGCCGCGCCGTGAACATGGGCGGTGAGGACATCTCCGACACGAACGATCCTCCCGGAACTGTCGAGATCATCGATTGGAAGTGGAAGCGCGACGGCAGCCGTAGCGAGTATTTCCTCACCCCGGATCAACTCGTGCGCGATACGCAGTTGTCGGGCTACGGGCTAGGCATCGGTCGGTACTTCGATGCAACGCATGTGCGTCTCGGACACGGTTACTTTCCGTCGACGCGCGGCCGCCCGCGCAAGGTGACAAAGCTGCACGTGTTGCAGGATTGTGCCGACAACTGGAAATACGTTGAGGGTCTCGCACGTCATTTGCGATGCCTTGCCCGTGAATCAAATCCTGAACGGATTGAGGGGAACAAGGCCGCGTGCGGCTCGTACGGCGGCTGTCCGTATCGCGATCAATGTCCCACCTACAAGCACGACAGCCTAAGCGGGTTGTTCGGCGAGACCGCCAGTCAGGAAATTTCAATGGGGATTACGTTTGGACAGCAACCACCTACTACCCCCGCGGCATCCGCCGCGGCACTCGCAGCCGAGGAAGCGAAGCTACGCCAGCAAGCGGCCGCACAGCAGGTGATTCCGGGCTTCGCCGAGGCGTGCACGCGGATCTCAATTACTGGTCGCGGGTTCCCTCCTATCGGTGGCGCGGCCGCGCAGATGCTTGCCGCGGCGAACGGACAATCGATTGCGCCGGGTACCGTGTGGCAGGGTAACGGCGAGCTCGGCCGCATGCCGGTGCCGATCACGGATCCGCTGCACGTCCTGCAGCTGGCGAACGAGATCGCCCCCGTGCCACCACAGGCCGCACCGGCGCCACAACCGGTTGCGCCACCTGCACCTGCGCACCTTCCGTGGGCATCGCCTGCCGTGCAGCAAATCCTGCCGCCGGATGCACCCGCATCACAGCCACATCTCGCGGCGAAGCCCGTCGAGGGATTCCCGTCACCACTTCCCCCGCAAGCCCCGGCCGCGCCAAGCGTGCCGTTTACGTTCCCGCCGGCACAGCAGCCGCAGGTGCAGACCGTTGCCCCCGCACCGATCCAGGCCGCACCTGTGTCTCCCCCCTCAGCAGGTGCCACCGCATCGCCTGCTGTGCCGGCGCCTTCCCCTGAGCCCGCCAAGCGCGGCCGCAAACCGAAGACTGCGACAAGCGGCCCGGTGCCTGCCGCGGATGGTTTTCAGGTGTTCGTCGATTGCACGCCGAACGTCGAAAGCGAATCCCTGCATCCATATGTGGACGGCATCGTGAGCGAGCTCGTGTCGCGGTTTTGCGCACCGCCGTGCTTGCCGGACCTTCGGTGTGCCCCGAAAGACGGACCGCTCGGTTTCGGCGGCTGGCGCGGCGCACTGCGCGCGATCGTGTTGGAGAAACCACCTGCGGCCGGCACGTATCACCTACGGGCGCGCGGTGATGAGATCGTCGAGGAAGTCGCGGCCGCGCTGCTGACGGTTTGTAACAAGACGGGCGGTCTTTATGTGCGGTAGCCATCCCTTGCGTAATGGTGGACCGTGTTGCTGCATGCCGGGGCGTTACGTGCGCTACGCGATCCCAGCGGTGCCGGGAATCGGAGCTGCGTTCGTTTCGTGTCGTGCTGTCGACGACATCGGGCAGCACAGTCTGCGCGAGCATGAAATCCCGAACGACGCGCACATCGAAATCCGGATACCTGGCGTCTAGTCGTGGCGAAGCGGCAGACCCGACGCACGATCAGCTTCAACGCGAAGCTGCATGCGCTGATACAGCAGGCTGCCGCCTGCGCGGGCGTGACTGCCTCACAGTGGATGTCCGATATCGCGCGAGCGCGCCTGCTGCGCTTTGATCCCGACGTTGTACTACCCGAACAGCACCACTTCCTGCGACGGCGCCCGAAGGTCTGATGCCCCTCGATCTGACACAGATGGTTGCGATGCCCGGTGTCGCGCCGTACAAAAGCCAGGTCATCGCGCCTCGTGAGGTGTGGGGATCGCGGCCGCCAGTAGGACGGAGCGAGGAGCTGTCGCGTATCCTGGCGTTGCCCCGTCGCACGCCGGAGCTCGAAGGCACGCCACGCGCCGAGGCGATCATCGATCAGCAGTCCGCGCGCTACACCCGTGGCCTGCGTGTCTGCCGTTGCGCGGACATCGATCCCGAGCGCCATGCGGCCGAGGGCTGCATCACGCGGTTTCGGTTCGTGCAGGCGTGGGCCCTGCGCGAGCTCGCCATTTGTGGCGGTCTCGTCGGGATGATCGGCGTCGGACATGGCAAGACACTGCTCGATCTGCTCGCGCCGCTCGCGTTCCTGCATCACATGCAGGCGACCGATCCAAACATCAACCCGGAATCCGTAATCGTCGTGCTGCTCGTGCCGCCAAAGCTCGCCGGGCAGCTCGTCGGCGATTACGACTACCTCGCCGAACATTGGCAGATGCCGAGCATGGTGATCCAGGGGCGGCCGAACGATGACCGGCTGCGGCCCGGTGTCCCCAAGCTGCAGGTGATGCCGTACTCGCGGCTGCAACGGCTCGAGGCAACGGACTGGATGCGCCGCGTGCGCCCACACGCCATCGTTTCCGACGAGTGCCATAAGCTGCGCAACCGCGACTCGGCGACGGTCTCGCGTGTGGAGCGCTTCATCCGCGACAACCCCGGCACGCGTGCAGCGGTGTGGAGCGGCAGCATCACCAGCAACAGCATCAAGAACCACGCACATCTCGCCGATTGGGCGCTGCAGAGCGGCAGTCCGCTACCGCGGACGAAAGACGTCGTCGCGAATTGGTCGACAGCGATCGACCCGAGCAAGAATCCGGCAGACCCGGGTGCGCTGTTAGACGGCTTGATTGATACGGATTTCTGCAAGCCGGGCGAGTCGCTGTACACCGGCATCCGGCGCCGTCAGTGCGAGACGCTCGGTGTTGTCACCACGTCAACATCGAGTGCGGACTGCAAGCTAGAGATCCTCGAGCGCGAGGCGCCGCAGGTGCCGGACAACCTGCAGGCGCTCATCCGCAAGGCGCTCGAATTCGTGAGGCCCGATGGCGAGGAGCTTGTCACCGCACTGCAGGCGGTCGAGTGCGCCTGCACGATCGCCTGCGGCTTTCACTACCGGTGGATCTTCCCCCACAACGAGTTCCCGCGTGATGAACAAATCGTGCTCACGTGGATCGAGCGCCGCCGGATGTTCTTCCAAGAGCTGCGGCAAAAGCTCAAGCGCCGCGAGGAGCATCTCGACTCGCCCGAGCTCGCCATCCGCGCCGCGCAGCGCGCCTATGGGATGCGGCCGCGCGATCGCAACCTGCCCGAGTGGCGCTCGCAGATGTTCCTGCCGTGGGCTGAGATCAAAGATCAGGTCAAGCCAGAGCAGGATAGCGTGTGGCTCGACGATTTCCTCGTTGACGATGCCGCCGAATGGGCGGCCGCACACCGTGGGATCGTGTGGTTCCAATACTCGCCCTTCGGTCGGCGCCTGCAACAAAAGCATCGCCTGCCGTACTACGGCGCGGGCAAGGATGCGCGCGAGGCGCTGCTCGCTGAGAGCGGGGACCGGAGCATTCTCGTCAGCCTGGATGCACACGGCACCGGCACCAACGGGTTGCAGTTCAAGTTTCACGAGCAGTTGTACGCGAACCTGCCCGGCGGCGCGGACATGTGGGAACAGTCGCTCGGCCGCCTGCGTCGCGCTGGGCAGCGCGCGGACGTCGTACGGACGTGGTTCCACATGCACACCCGCGAGCTGCGTCGACGCGTGAGAAACGCTTTGCGGGCCGCATATTACGTCGAAGGCACAACCCCTATGCAACAGCAGATTCTCGGTGGGTTTGCTCGCGAGGTGTTTGAGACCCTCGACGATACCGCCTGTGACGATGACGAAGAATAAGGCGCTGCATCAGCGCGTATCAAGTGCTACAGCGATAACGAACGCACATCAGACCACGATAACCAAAGGATCAAGATCATGGCGTACGGCGACATCATGGACCGCTTGAACGAGACCAGACCTGTCAAGGATTCGAAATACAACCCATTCATCCCAGACGGCAATCACGACCTAGTCATCATCTCGATCGAACCATACAACAATCAGGATGAAAACTTTTGCGTGCGGGCGACTTTCCTCATCGAGAGCTCAGACAATCCGCAGGTTGCGCAGGGCATGCAGCTCGACGCGGTTTGGAACCTCGATAAGCCGGCCCCGTTCCCGGGCGGTGACCGCGACAAGGATCGCTTTGCGGCGTTTTTGAACAAGCTGCAGGGCGTTGAGACGACACCGACCTCACACCAGCCGCTCGCACGCGCGTGTCTTAAGGTGCGTGCCGAGGGCGGTCAGCTTGAGATGCAACCGTGCCGTGGTGCGCGCATCCAAGCGAACGGCTACACGAAGCCGCCTAAGCAGGGCAAAAAGCCGTTCTGCAGCGTGACGTACACGCATGTACCGCAGGCGCCGGAGGCGGTCGCGGCGATGCGGCAGGTGCTTGATCAACGCCTGCCATACACCTATCGCCCGCAACAGCCGCGCGCTGCACAGCCGCAGGGCTACGTTGCATATCCGGGCGCGCCACACGCCGCAGCACAACCGCAGTACACCCCGCCGGCGCAGCCCACGGCACCCGCTGCGCCGGTCGCTAGCGGGTGGGTGTTCCCGCCGAAGGGCTAACTAATGCACGGCACATCGACCATTGTGCAGTACGTCCGCGAGGGCGAAATAGTCGTCGCGTACGCGGTGCAGCGCGAATGGTGCCGCGGGCGCTTCCTCGAGACTGCACGATGGCGGGTGCCGTGGACACAACTGCAGCGCGAGACGTTCTACGGCGCGCCCGGACCGCTCGGTTACGGTCGCGCTGACCTGATCGCAGGCGGTGTGATCAAGCCGGCCGGGCACTCATACGAACAACTGCCGTTCCTTAGTTTGAACCCCTAGCGTTTTGTCCGCGCCGGTTAGCGCCGGCCGTTCGATCTGCGCATCAGCAGCAATTTTCAACGTGGGGCGGTGCGATTCCGCTCGCGGATACCGGAGGTTTGTCATGCGTCTGTACAAGACAGGCACGAGGTGGTGTTTCTGGCGTTGGACGTTCGTCGATAGCGACTACATCACACGCCTTCACATTCTAAAAACGCCGTGGTTTGCGATTTGTCTCCACTGGATCAACTCACCTGACCCGGAGCCGTACCTGCACGATCATCCGGTCAGCTTCCTGTCCCTGATCCTGTGGGGTTGGTACGAGGAGCACCGCGGTGAACGCGGCATTATCCTGCGTCAACGGTGGTGGAACTGGATCCGCGCCACGGACAGGCACACGATCTGCGAAGTGGCGCCGCGAGGTGCACTGACGCTGTGCTTGATGGGGCCGAAGGTCCGCGAATGGGGCTTCCACGGTGTGCAGCTCCTCGACGGGCAGCTCATCCCGCGCGATGGCGCATCGCTGTATTGGAAGGATTACCACCACGTGCAGCGCGACCTCGCGGCCATGGGCAAGGCGGTGCGGTGATGATCATCGTCGGCTTTCTCATGTTGATCGTTCTCGCGTTTTTGGCGGACTCGTACGCCACACGCCTCAAGCTAGATCGCGCTCCGACCTTGCCACGGTTGCGTGCGCCCTCGATCCCATCGCTTGCCGATCATGAGGCGCACGTCGTGGCACTGGACGATATCGACGAAACCGGTTGGATGCAGACGTACAGCGGACGCAAGTTCTGGCCGCTCGCGCCGCGTGCACAGGATGTCGAGCTCGCCGACGTCGCGCACGGCTTGGCAATGACGTGTCGCTATGGCGGTCACTCGCGGATGTTCTACAGCGTCGCCGAGCACTGCATCCTCGTCTCGCAGTTTGTCGAGATGCACGCGCGTAACGCAGGCAAGCCCGCCGACGAGGTGCGACAGCTCGCGCAGCTCGCGCTGATGCACGACAGCGCCGAGGCGTACATCGGCGACATGATCCGGCCGCTCAAGCATCAGCCTGAAATGGCTGAGTTTCGTCGTGCGGAAATCGCAATCGAAGCCGAGATCGCAAAGGCGTTTTGGCTGCAGTGGTCGCCTGAGGCGCATCAGATTGTGAAGAGCGTCGACGACCGGATCCTCGTCGACGAGATCGAGTACCTGATGCCCAATCCGGAGATGTACATCCGCCCGTGGTTGCGCGACCTAAGCCCCCTCGGCGCGCAGTTCCGTTGCATGCCGCCGGCCGAAGCACAAAGCGCTTTCCTCGAGCGCTATCGGGAGCTGTTTGCGTGAAGATCACGCGCCTCGATGCTCTCGCAACGGACGGTGTCTCATTTGATCTCGAGACGCACCTGATCCAGCCCGGTCTCACGCCGGTGCCGGTCGTGTGTGGCTCGGTTGCACCCGTCGCGCCCGGGATGTCCGGCGAGATCGGGGCCGCGCCGGCCGCTGAGAACTGGTTTCGGATGGTTCTCGGCGATCCGCGCCTGACGCTGATCGGGGCTAACATCGGCTTCGATGTGCTGTGCATGGCCCGACGTGCGGGGTTGGCGGGCGAGGATCTCTTGCCCGCGATCTTCGCGATGTACGATCCGGCCCGCACCGCGGCGATCGGTCAGGTCGACGGTCGCGTGTACGACGTGCAAATCGCCGAGGCCCTGCACGCTGTTGCGAAAGGCGTGCTGTTCAAAGATCCATGGACGCGCAAAGAAATGGATGGGCGCTATTCGCTCGATGCATGCGTGCGCCAGGTGCTCGGCCGTGACAACGCGAAGTCCAACGATCGCTTTCGGTTGTCGTATGCGCTCCTGGAGAACATCCCGATTGCGCAGTGGCCACTCGAGGCGCGGACGTACCCTGTTGATGACGCGGTCAACACACTGCAGGTGGCGCTCGCGCAGGCTGGGCATCTCGAGAGCTGCGCGCCGCACGTGTGGCCGAGTGGCGGACCGGGCAGCGAGATCCGCTGTGCCCGATGCGGTCAATCGCCCGGTGGGGATGCGTTCTGCCGAGCTCGCGAGCGGCGACTGAACAGCCATGAGATTTCGCGGCAGACGTATGTGTCCCTCTGTGGTGCACTCGGAGGTGCGTGGGGCTTCAAGATCGATCAGGGTGCGGTTGATGCGTTGCAGGCGAAGTACGACGTAGAGCATGCCGGGCAAGAGCAGCCCTTCATCGACGCGGGGATCATCCGTTCGCAGGGTGCGAAGACCGGTAGCGTCGACGAGGGCAAGCTCAAGCGCCTGGTAGCTGCGGCATACGGCGCGAAGGATCCATGTGTGTCCTGCGCCGGCATCGGGAAGGTGCCGAGCCCAGCGACTGCCGGCCGTACCAAAATCAATTGCAAGGAGTGCGACGGCACGGGCCTCGCGTTGACGCATGTCCCCCGCACGCCGAGCGGCGAAGTTGGCATCGGCCGTGACGTGCTGACGGAATCCGGCGATGAGTTTCTACGTAGCTTCGCGGAATACGACGAGGGAAAGAAGATTCCCAACACGTACATTCCGTTCTTCCGCACGGCGCGGCCGCCGATCGCGGGGCATGCCGCCGGGTGCCCTGCAGTGCGCGAAAAAGGCCGCAAGGGCGGTTGTACCTGCCCGGGGCCTTACTACGAGACACCGCTCAACCTGCGGTTCAATCCGCTACTCGAGACAGGTCGCACGTCCTATGACGGCGTGATCCAGCTGATGCCGCGCGAAGGTGGCGTGCGTGAGTGCATCGTTGCGCGCGACGGGTACCTGTTCTCAAGCGAGGACTACAAAGCTGGCGAGCTCGTCACGCACGCGCAATCGTGCCTTTGGATTGTCGGTGCGTCGCGACTCGCCGAGGCTCTCAATCGCGGGCTCGACGCACATCTCGCGGGCGCTGCGAGCATCGTCGGCATCAGCTATGAGGAAGCGGTCAAGCGCAAGAAAGCTGGCGACAAACAGATCGCGAACATCCGCCAGGCGTTCAAGCCGTGCAACTTCGGCTTCCCGGGTCGTATGGGCGCAGGCAAGCTCGTGCTGCAACAGCGCAAGGGCGGGCCGGATACGACGGGCCCGGACGGTACGTTCTACAAGGGCTTGCGGTTCTGCATCCTGATGGGCGCCGCGCAGCGCTGCGGTGAGGTCAAGGTCACCGAGTGGAAGCACCGACCCTATCCGCCGACGTGTCTGAAGTGTCTCGAATGCGCGACGCAACTGCGCGAGCAGTGGCTCAAGCAATGGCCGGAGAACGCGGCCTACTTCGATTTCGTCAAACGCATCGACGACGGCGGACAGCCCGTTGTGCAGCACATGAGTAAGCGGCTGCGCGGATTCCTGCAGGGGCAAGTCGATAAAAACGGCGAGCCGATGAACAGCGGCAACGCAATCGCCAACGGCTACTTTCAGGGGCTGCTCGCAGATGCCGCGAAGAACGCCCTCATGGCTGTGACACGTGAGTGCTACGACAGTACGCACGTGGTGCGCAGCTTCACGCGGCACACGTCGCGATGGGAGGGCGGGGCATCACCGTTGCTCGGCTCTAGGCCGATCTTGTTCGCGCACGATGAAGTAGTGCCCGAACACCCGGAGGCGGTTGCCGCAGAAGCCGCGACGCGCGTTAGCGAAATCATGGAAGAGACACTCCGCGCCGCGTGTCCTGACATGGATCCCGCCGTCGAGGCGCTGCCAACGTTGATGCGCCGTCTCTACAAAGGGGCCGAGCCCGCCTATGACGCGAGCGGCCGCCTTGTTCCGTGGGAACCAAAGCGGAGAGTTGCGTGACCGCAAGCCTCACAGATGCGTACTGCACACCGTCGTGGCTGACGACGCGGCTGCCGTTCGTGCAATGCGACCCGTGCAGCAACCCGCGCTCAACGGTGCGTGCGGTCGAGCGGTACCTGCTCGATAATGGGCAGGACGGTCTCAAACTGCCGTGGTGGCCAAGCGTGTTCATCAACTGGCCGTACAGCGACCCAATGCCGTGGGTGGAAAAGCTGCTCGCCGAGATTGCCGTCGAACGGGTGAAGTACGCGATCATCCTACCCAAGCACGACCACAGCACCGAGTGGTGGTCGAAGCTGACGACCGAGCTACCGCGCGGCACGCACACCCTGGATCAGTGGCAGTTCCACGACCGGATCCAGTTCGACATCCCGCCCGAGCTCTACGCCGAGCTAGCCGCCAAGCATGCGGCGAAAGTTGCCGCCGGCAAGGCCAAAGGCGCCTACAAGCCGTCGAACAACTTCTGCAGCACGCTGTTGAACTGGCGACCACGGACGATGCCGGACCTGGCGTTGTCTGATGTCGCGTCGCTGTGGCAACAGGCTGCGTGAAATAGCTTGTTGCATCACCACGTATCAGGCTGCGGAGGTAATCATGGGTGACCTGCTCGCACTCGATCCGAGCCTTGTCTCGTGCGGTGTCGCGCTGTTTCGTGACACTGTGCTCATTGCGACAGCGCGCATCATCGTACCTTACGGCGCATCGCACGGTCATCGCGCGCTCGCGGCTGCTGACACGATCGTCAATTGGACCGTCTCGCAGCGCGCCAAGATCGTCGTCGTCGCGCACGAATGGCCGCAGATCTATGCAGGCTCGAAGTCCAAAGCCAACCCAAACAACCTGATCGGCATGGCCGCCGTCGATGGTGCGGTCGACTGTGCGTTCGCGTTCATCGCGGCGCAGCGTGGCGAGCAGCTCGAGCTCCGCACGTTCCTGCCCGCCGAATGGGCGGGGCAACTTCCCAAAGACACCCACAAGGGTAAGTATTGGAGATCACCGCGCGGACTGCGCATCAAGTCACGCTTGACCGAGGCGGAATACGCAATCGCTGCGGACGTGAACCATGACGCGGGCGACAGCATCGGGATCGGTTTGCACGCGCTTGGCCGACTCGGTGTGCGTCGCGCCCTAGCGTCGCGCTAGCCGTCGCGCCTCGAGCACGCTTGCCGGATAGACGTCCTGCGGCAGGCATTCGCACTCATGCACCGCACATTGATCGAGCGGGCACTCGTGGTCTGCATGGGCGTGGGCGCAAGCCCAGCACATCGCTAGTGCATCGTCGCCGTCTGGTATGAGGCAATCCGGCTTGAATGCGCCGCATGCCACGCAGGCTGGTGCAACGATCGGCGCGGCTTGAAGAAAGAGAGGAAACGCACTCGCTTTTGGTACTACTGCCACTTCTATCCCCTTTTGTATGAACGCACGTCGGCATCACTGTTGTAGTATATAACGAATTCTTAAGCGTGGTCAGGCTGCGCGCATAGCGCGTGGCGTCATGGGTGCGGTTTCGGCGCGGCGTCGTGGCCAAGCGTCGAGCAGTTCGTGGAACGAGTCACCCATCTGTCGTATCTCGTGTGCCAGTTCCAGCATCGAGCATGCTTGTGGACACACACCACCATACCCGTCGGCGAGGAAGTGCAACACTGACTGTATATAGGCGGTGTGCTTCATCGGTAGCACTGCCAGTCCCCACGCGCGCTCTAGCTGATCGTAAATTGACATCTCGGCCCCCGTGAGAATCACTCTACCGCAGCATTACGCGGTATCAAGGTGTCGGTCGGTTATGAGCGGGTTATCGCCGCAAACGTTCGGGGCCCGATGATGCCGTCGACGGTGAGACCGTGTGCGGCTTGAGCCGGCTCGACTGACGCATCATGACGTAACTCAAACCGTGATAGGTCTACGGTGCTTGTCGTGCCGGGCAGGCCAACCGCATCACCCTGGAACTGTACCATCGTCGCCTGTTGCCACGGCACGGGCAGCTGATACGTCGCCGGTGCGCTCTCGAGATGTGGCGCGTTGCGCGCGTTCCAGGCGTAGGGCACTTTGAGCCACAGCGGACAGGCACCCATCGCGACGCTCGGCAAATTGCCGAGGACATCCGCCCACACACGCGCGGATGTGTACACGACGATCGTGCCGTAGTGTGTCACGAGCTCGCGTAGGCACGTCTCGGCGTGCGCGAGGCATGCTGCAGGCGTCATGTGCAGCGCGCCCGCGGAATCAGCTTCCACGTCGATGGCGAAGGGCAGCTCACCGGGTGCGCGCTCGCCCGCGCAAGCGATGAATACCTTGGCCTGTGCCACCGGGTCGGTGTGCCAGGCGAGCGCATGATACGCGCCCGCAGGTGCAACCGGCGCCCACAGGTGACGATGCAGCGCCCACGTAGGATCGGTCTGCATGCCGCAGCTCGCGCGGATGTACGCGAAGCCGGCCCCGGTTGCCTTCGGGTCGATGCGGTTGCCGTCGACGCCCGCGTAGTCGATGCCGAGGATCACGGCTTCACTCGCTTGCACGTGCCCCGCGCACACCCGCAGCCCCATCCGCACGTCGGCAGCTCACACTTGTCGAACCGGTTGTCGACGGGGGCGGGCGGCCAGGGCGGGATGTTGTGGTCGTTGAGGTACGACTCGACCGCCAGGCACGCCGCGACGACTTCGGGCTCGACCGCGTGCGGCACGCCGTGCTTGTCGCGCGTGATGCGGCCCTGCGCTTCCTCGATGGTGAGCTGCAGCTCGGCGAGGATGCGCCACGCGGCTTTCGCGAGATGCCACGCGCCGTCGATGTCCTGCTTTGTGCCGGTGCCGTGGTCCATCATGTGACGCAGCGCGGTGTTGAGTTGGTCGGTCGACTTGTGCCGCGCCCAATGCAGCGGCTCGCCCGGGTTGTGTTGATCGTTTCCGATCTTGCACACCGCCGCGAGCGCGAGCAGCGCATCGGGGAAGTACATCAGCGGGCCGGTGAAGATGGGCAGCGCTTTGCGGCCCTTGTCGTCGGTGGGAAGTGACATTAGGCAACTCCTCGGGTGAGTCGATCGTCGTCACGCTCGCCGACCCACATAGGCATGAAAATGCCCTTGAATCGCAAGGTGTCGAGCATGCAGAACGCCTGCGCCGGCGGCTCAAACGGGAAGCCCGACGCGATCGCGTACTCGTCGTAACCGATCAAGCTGCCGTTCACGATGATGTTCGGCATGTTGATCAGCTGATGGAAGTGGTGCACGAGCGTGAGATCGGCGCGGCGCACGGAATCCCAACGCGCGAGCGCGCGCAGCAGCGGGATCGTGATGCCGCCGACGCCGCCTTGCGAGTGCACGGTGTCGCCGTGCCGCGAGCGCACGGTGCGCCCGTAGACGTCGAAGTACAGCTCAGGGCCGGTCGCGACCTGGAACTGTACGCGCGGCTCGTCGGCAAACTCCTCGGCGAGCTGCAGGTACATCAGCGTCTCGAGGTTCATCTGCGTGCGGTTCGCCGCCTGCATTTTCTTCGTCAGGCGCGGGTGGTTGCCGTCGACGCAGGGGATCGCGATGCGCTCGAGCTTGTCATCCTCGAGCAGATGCTTGATCCCCGCCTTCGCGTGGGTTTTCCAGTAGGCGATCGCGCCCGTCGGCGTGAGCAGGTTCGTCTGCTGATTCTCGTCGCGCAGGTAGTTCGTGATGAAATCGCCGCCGAAGTCGACCACAAGGTCGCGGACGGTGAAAATCTCGCGGTTGAAGTTCACGCAATACCGCGTGGCTTCCCAAAACCGTTCCATGCGCCGACGCGAGATAGTGAGGTCGTAACGATTGCGGTCGTCGACGGCCAGCGGATCGACGCGCTGCTCAACGTGCCAGTCACTAGCCATTGCTAATGCGGTGGCCTCGCGCTTCTTACCTTGCTTCCGCTCGCGCGGCCGAATCGGATCGATGCGCATCTCGCGCGCCTTCTGCAGCAGGTTGGCCACGTCTTTGACCGTGGCGAGCTGCTCGACGAGCTCGCGGTTGCGCGCCTCGGACTCACGCAGCTGACGGCGCAGGTTGTGTTCCTCGAGCTGCCCGAGTGTCTCGACCTGAGGACGCACGCGCAGCGTGTCGCGGGTCGGCGCCTGCACATCATCTGCACCTGTTGTGCGATATGCGGACCGCTCTCGACGGCGGCTATTGCGGCAGTCACGACACTGCGCCTCATGGCCATCTGGGCGATCCGCATTGGCGCGAAAATCGCCAAGCGCTTTGGTGTGACCACACGTGCCGCAGAGTTTGACCGGTTCCATGTTCCCTCCGAACGCACGACCATCCGCACGCATTCCGCGCATCATGCAGTATCAGCTCAGAACTGCGATTTGACGTACCAACCGATAGTTGCGCCGGTCGCAACGGCGAGTGCCACCGTCACCCAGCCGGGTTGCCAGCTGCTCACAGTTTTGGCGAGCGAGCCGTTCTCGGCGGTAAGCCGCGCCTCTTGAACCTGCAGGCGCCGCAGCTCGTCATCCAGATGCGTGTAGGTTCTCTCGTCGAGGAAATACCCCGGCGGCAGCTGCAGATCAGCGCCGCCTGTGCTGTGCAGCTTCGAGGCGGTCACGATGTGGACATTGGTAGGCGGATCGGCGACGGCCACCCGGGACATCGCGGCGAGGGCGACCGCGGCACCGACCGCGACGCGGCGCCGGGTCACGGGACGTCCGCGGGCTTGCCGGTCACTGCCGCTACACCTTGCGCCGGCTGCGCGGCAACTGCGGTATCACCGGCCGCACGAGCGCTTGCGAGGGCCTTCAAACCGTCGTCACCATGCTCGAATAGGCTGATCACGAAGCTAAGGAACGGTTGTGAGACCGCGGGCGCGTTCGGTACCACGTACTTTTTCAGGATCGGATCCACAAACAGATTCTTGAGGATCGCGAAACCGCCGGCCGCACCTACTCCGACGAGTGCCGCGCTCTTGAGCAGCGCGAACGTGACGTGCGCACCGGGCGCCGCAAGTCCGCTTGCCATTGCCCCGGCATCTGCGAGCAGTAGCGCGGTCAAGGCACCGCCCTTGTCGCTGTGGACAAACGCGCCGAACTTGCCGGAGCCCGCGTAGCGCTTGAGCAGCGACACACCGGCGATGACGCCGACCGCGGCCGCGTAGGCATAATGTCCGCCCGCGAACGCATCAAACACCGGCTTGAGCAAATCGAGCAGTGAGCTCGAATCGGTAGGCGCGGTGCCTGCCGCGAACGCCCATGCATGATGTGTCGCACCAAAGCCGAGGAGGGCGATCAGACCGAGCATGATGGTGAGCGGTAGCTTTCCGGCGAGGTTCTTCATGGGTGACTCCCTTCAACGCGACAGAGTGAGGCGAGCGCATCACACGCCACACGGTATTGCGGCGGTACGACATGGCAGATGACAGCGGTCACCGCACCTATGAGGGCCGCGTGCCGCCAAAGGCGTTTCAAGTCGGCGATCAGCTTACGCACGCTCTAAGCGTGGATCGTCGTCTGGGATGATGCCACCGCCGCGCATCATGACGGGTGGTCCGCATCGACCCATAGAGCCTGGAGCAAGTCGCCGACCCCAGTCCCATCGACCGCGATAAACCACTGCTGTTGTGCCTGGATCGGGCTTGGGCTGGAGACCGTAAAGGTCACATCTTCAACCCCTGACACCATCACGCTCGTGTGCACGATCTGCTGTATCAATGTCGGCGTGGTGCCCGCAACGGAGTTGTCTTGTGCGTACAGCGACAGTGTCCACTGCGCCCCCGTATTCGCGGAGAATCGAGCAGAGACGGTTTTGATCCTATCACCGGTGCGTAGCCCCCATGCGCCTGCATCGATGGTCTGGTAGTGCCACGGTGTACCGGATTGCTGGTGAATCGAACGGTCGAGACTAGTTCCCGTCGTACAATTACCCATGTACCAGGCCCCACCGAGCGGCACGGCATAGGTCCAATTGTCGCTATGGTCGAGACCGCCATTGAGATGCGCGGCGCCTGTGACCGTGAGGGTACCATCCTCGGTCGTATTACCGACGAGGTGTGTAGTGCCGTCCACTTTCACGTTACCGGTGAATTCCCAGTTCCCATCCATCACACCTGCAGCGAGCCAAGTGATCCATTGGCCTATCAGATTCCAACCCCAGTTAAAATACTGAGCTGCTCCACGTTCCTGTGGCGCGAAGCCTGCCGCGATCTTACCACCGGTAGGCGTGGTGATCGGTGCAGAGGAACCCCACGAAAATACGGATCCAGGCCTCGCCATAAATCACCTCACGGGTAGTGCGAATCGCGCGCGGAGATAAGCTCACCGCCTGCAGTGCCGTCGGACGTGTCACCCATGCCGAGCCCGAGAGCACCGGCGCCGGCGAGCGATACTTCGCTCTGATCGACATGGTTGTGCGCCATGCCGGATACGTTGAGAAAGCTTGTCGGCGTCACGCCGTTGTAGGTCACACCGAGATCTTGGGCTGCGAGCGCTTCGTCGATATTGAGCGTGCCATTCGCTGGAAACCCGGCGGTGCTCACGACGGTGATTGTCGACGCGCCTGCCGTCGCTGCACCGTTGAGCACCGTCGATTGCGCAAAGCACCACGTATCCGCGTCGTCATCGTATTGCGTCTCGACGATTAGACGCACACCGCCTGCGACCGCGGCCTGCTCAAAATCGAGCAGTATGTTCGCCACGTTGTCAGTGACCGCGTTGATACCAATGCGCAGGACGAGCGCCGCGATGCCTTGGTTGTCGATGATGATTTGCGCGCTCGAATCGTTGAGTACGAGCACCGCGATCGCGATTAGATCCTCGATCACACCGTCGCTGCGATTCGTAGTGATTCTTGCAAGGATGAAGCGGCGGTAGTCATCATCATCATTAAGCCCAAGCCGCGACTGACCGACGATGCGACCGATGATATCGAGCGATTGACCGGTCGCTGAGTAGACGTTCCGCAGCGTGAGCATCGCTTGCGCGACCGCCTCGAGATCGTTGTAGCGCTGCGCGAATAGCGACAGCAGCGCGATGATATTTGGCTTCTTGAACTGCTCGGTAAGTCTCGATACTGCGGCCGCTACATGATCGAGCGGCGCGTTCGGTGTACCTGCATCCGGCAAGCCACCGAGAACAAATTCTAGAGTCGTATCGACGGGCATTTCACACCGTGCTCAACGTGATCGCGCCGCACCCGATGTTCAGCGCGTTGCCACCATCATGATTGTTAGCCGATACCAACACCACGACATCGAGGTAGCCGAGTCCGACGCCGCTCTTGAAGTTGAGGGTCCACTTGCTGGCGTTCGATGCACTGGCAGCTGCCGTGCGCGTCGCGTTCTGCGATGTGGTGGTACCGTCCGCATCGGTCAGCGTCGCGGTCAGCTTGATGTCGCAGCTATATTGATCCGTGTAGACACGCAGCACGCGATTCGCGAGCACCGCCGGAACGCGGAACAGGAATCCAAATCCGGTGGCGGTCGTGCTCGTCACCTGCGCGAACGAATGGATTGCGGTACCGGAAAGACCGCCCAGCCCAATATCATCACCGGCATTATTGGTGAGGGTCGGGGTCTGCCCGTTGAAGGTCGTCAGTGAAACGGCCCCGCCCTGCGTCCCGACAACCCATTCGTAGGAATGGAGCAAGCCGGCCCCTCCAATCTTGGCGTGAGGGACGTTGTACGCGTTGTTCGGCAACCGTGAAGCACCCGGCACGAGCCAGTCCAATGTCCCTTCGGACGAGACGTTCAACGTTCCGGGCGATGTCGCGGTCGCGATCGACAGACTCGCTGATCCGCCTCCGAACTTTGCCCACGACGTCGCACCATCCTGATTCTGATACAGCTTCGCATTCGTGTAGTCGACGGCGAGCGAGCCCTGCGCGCGCGTAAGCACACCGTTTGGGTTACCGTTGTAGCTTTCAATGCTGACCGGGTGTGCGGCGCCAACATCGAAGACAGCGAAAGCACCACGTAGGAAAGATTGAATGTCAAGTAGCGCTTGGCGATGCCCGTTCCAATCGGTTGCGCTGATCTTCTGATAGCTCGGAATCGCCGGCTGCGTTTGGAAATTCGATTTCACAGCCTCGAGCGCGGTGCCGTCGTCGATGAAGTTCGTCATCAGAAACTCCCGGGCGAGCTGTGAACCGTGACGCGGCTCGTATCAAACGAGGCACGATGGAACGCATCGATCACAATCGTGGTTGATCCGCTTGGGCTCGGAGCGGTGCCGATCTTCATACTCGAAACGTCGAGCACGCCGCGCACACCTGCGACCTGTGCTCCGTTGATAAAGATCGGAAACACCACGGCGGACAGATTCGAGGCGACCACATCTTTACCGTCGGGGAACGTGTTCCCGAGCGTGACGATCGATAGCTGCACTTCCGTATCACCGTCACTCGGGTATCCGCTCGATGCCGCCGGATTGTAAGTGAGCGTGACGTCGACGTAGATATTGACGAGCGCCGGCCGGGTGAAAGTCCACGTATGGTTCACGCCTTGTGAATCCGGCAACACAATCGGAACCGACGTGCCGCCCGTGCTCACCGTCTGGATGCCACCCGCAACATTCTGCGACAGCACTGTTGCGATCGCCGTATCGTCACCGCCGTCTACGACGACTTGCACAGAATGTGGTGGCTGTCCGTTGCCGTCGGCTGCGTCAGTGTTGTTGACGAGCACGGTGCATGCCGTCACACCGGTGACGTCGAGGACTGCCGCCCGGATCGCGTCTGCGGTTGAGTTGCCCGCCTGTGCGAGTTCGGCTTCCCGCGTCAGCCGCAGCGAGCCATCTTGCTGTACAAGTGCGCCAACAGCAGCATCTAGCAGATTGATCGCGCCGGTCAGACCCCCCACCGGGGTCTGGATGACCGTCAGGTCTCGCGCGACCGCGACGATCGCGTCTTTCGTTAGTGACTTCATCACCACATCAACCGCGGCGACACCTGCACCGAGATAGGTCCAGTGCACTGTGTTATCGGTGATGTCGGCTGCGGTCGTAGTCGGCCCGCCGGATCCCGCGCTCGTGCCTGCTGTGATGCACTGGTATGCGTTGCCGCCGTTCGTCACACGCTGACCGAGCGCGTACATCGTGCCGAGCGTCCATACGGAGAGCGCCGCCAGCGTCGCGTTCGCCGTCGTCGAGAATACCGCGCCGGTCGATGCTGTCTTGATCTGCGTACCGCTCGATACGACGGTCAAGCTCGCGCCGGTAAGCGTCTCGGTCACGACGCTCGCTCGCGCGTTGGCGCGAATTGTCGCAGTCAGTGCACAGATCGCATCCTGCGCGGCACCACTCGCAGCGTCGGGATCCTGCGAGGAATATAGCGACTGTAGGATATCCCAGATCGCGCCCTCGCGCTCGGACAGGATCCCAAGGACCTGCCCCTCGAGCGAGCCGTCGCTACAGTCAACCGACGCACCGCGCAGGCCTTGCAGTGATTCGGTCATCTCCGCGCGGCAAATATTCTGCGTCTTCGCGAAGAACCCGAGATTGGTTAGTCCGTAGGTGGTGGTCACGAGCTACCTCCGACCGCGAGCGTGTTCAGGTTCGTATCGCCGAACGCTGTCCGCGCTTGCCACGTAATGGTGAGCGTCCGGCTAATGTTGTCGAACGTGCAATCGAGGGAGACCAGCGACAATATGCCCGGAACACCGCTGATGTTCTTCGCAGCGTTGCCGAGCAGCTGATCGCGAAGTGCCTGCAGGGTTTTCAAACGATCGAACTTCTGCCCGAGGATCGCTTGCGCCGCGGTGACAGATCCATCAAGGCGCTGTAGCCACGGCATCCCTTGCGCGAGATTCAGGAACCATTCGCCGGCAAACATGCGCAGGCGAATCTTCGCGCCCTGCACGACGGCAGGTAGCCCCGTCGTGTATGCGATGCTCCCCGTCGCTGGCAGATCGCCAGTAACCGGGTCAAGCGCCCAATCAATCGGATCGGTGACGAGAGGCAGTGCCATTACCCACCCACCTTGACAATCGTGGAGAGAAAACCGGTAGCTGCCGCGTTGAATGCGGTGAGCGCCGTACCAATGGCTGTACCGGCCGCAGCACCGCCGGGTATCCCACCCACAGCGGCGCCGATTGCAGCGATCAATGTGTCGAATGCGGTTAGAAACCCGCTGCCTTTGATCACAGGATCAACGGCAAACTCGTTCCCGAGGCGCACATCCAAACCAGTCAACACCGTGGCGATCGCGTTCGCGGGCGCAGGATGGGCGAAGTCCGTCATCCCTACCAGCGCGATCCCGTCGCTAAGGTGGTGGTGGCGATCGTCCTCGGGATCGACTTCCCCGCCAACCGTAAGCCAGCGGTCCAGCGATGAACTCGCGAAGAGCAGCAAGCACGTGTCGCCGACCGCAATCGGGAACGTCAGCCACGAGCGACCCCCGCCACAGAACACCACTGGACAATGCGTCACCACGGGCAGCCGCTCTGTCACCGTCGAGCCATCAGATTGCGGCTGTGCTTGCATGATCAAGGGCTGCACGTCGGCTTGTCGCGTCGTGGCGTCATAGGCAACAATCTGTCCAGGTAGCGCGACACGCACATCCCGCAACGCGACGCGTATCGCGCGCCGTATCACGGTACCTGCCGATGACTTGCGCTTCTGCGTCATGGATTGGGCTTCGCTTCGATCTCGGTCAGCCAGTCGTCGCCGTGCGTGTCGCCCGAATGCGACAGTTTCTCGATCCTGAACATGCCATTGACATCGCGGCTGGACACCTGGATCCGGCCGCCGGGGGCAAGCTCTGGATACAACTGACACTTCAGGTGCAGCATCGCGGGTTTGCCGGCTTTGTCTGGCACCTGCCACTGCGGCGAGTAGACCATCCCCGTATCCTCGGAGATCACCCGGGCTTGATCGGAACGCACTTGCGTGTCGGTGAGAATCTGCAACTTGCCGTCTTGGATCGACCAGCTGTATCCATACGGTGCGAGCAATCGCGTTAGCTCATCACGCGTCGCGCCATAGAGGCTGTGGCCATTGGCGACCTGCGCCTGCAGGTCACTGGACCCGAGCACCGACGCATCGATCGTGAGGCCCATCGACTTGGCTGCGTCTTGCAGCAACACGCTCACCGGCGTGCCGCGCTTATAGGATCGGTTCACGCGCGCATAGCGCCACGCGCCGTCGCCGTCGGCGAGCTGTAGATGCGTTTCCCAATCCGCGTCGTCGGTCAGCTCCGAAAAACCGAAACGCAGGTTGCCAAGAAAGAGTTTGCGCTGATTCCCGTCATATCCGGCATCCAGCTGAATCATGAGCGGCTTCGTCGTCAGGTTGACGCGTGTGGTCTCGGCGCAGTTCGTGATCGTCAGCTCGCACTTATTTGGCTCGCTATCGAGCGACTTTTCAATCTTGAATTGGATCCGCGCATCGGTGATCTCGGTCGCGTTCGGCAGTGAAAATGCCTGCGGGTTGCTGTACACGAACCCACCTGGCAGACCTGCGGCGAGCCGATATGCGAGTACGCGCGCGGTGCGCTTGAACAGCCTCGAGCTCACCCAAGCCCCACGTTGCGGCGCGCAGCCGCGATGACATTCTGCGCTGTGTAGTAATGCAGTTGCACGCGCGTGCCGAAATCGTCATAAGTGGCATCACGCCACTGACGCGTCAGGTCACGCGCGACGAATGCGCCGCAGCGAATCAGGTCGTGCTTGACGCGGCGAGCGAGTGGTACACCGAGCACGACCTTGACGCCGTAGACAATCGGTTTCTCGTCGATCTCGAAAAGGTCGAAGTACCACGCGAGGTCGCGCGCGTTCCAACGAAAGTCGAAGATGTATGGGACATCGACGAGCGACGTGGTGAGGCGATACCACGGCGTCGACGGGATCACTGGGATGCCAACGGGTGCTTGATACGGCATGGCTAGAAATCCCCCGGTTCGATCCAATTGCCAAACCCGGGAGAGTACACGACCGGCTGCCCGGCGGAATCAACCCACGTGCCATCACCTTGCTGGAACACGGCCTGTGTCGAGTGCGTCGTGCCACCAGAATCGGAGAAACCATTCAACCCAACGCCGAGGCCATTCGGCGTGTTCGGAAGTGTACCAGGCGGATTCAGTGGAACCTGGTTACCGGAATTGTCATGGGTGTTGGCCCACACTTCCATGTCGCGGTTGTACTCGTCGAGTTCCTGGCCAGTCAGCTCGATCCCGTTGTCGTGGTACAGCCCCGCTTTGCCGTTGCGGAGATCCTGCGAACTCGTGCCGAGGTGCTCGGTACCTTGATGCACGACACCGCTAGAATCCGTCTCGGGTACCGAGTGGTGCCAGGTCAAACCAGGGTCGTGGACGTCGTAGACGACCTTGTTCCCGAGGTCTTTCTTCCCGCCTAGACCCGTATCCAACGGTGGTGCGACCTTGATCAGGGTCCTGTTGTTCGTGATGAAAATGACTTCGGTAAACGTCGCGTTGAATTGCAGGGCATGTCCCGTGTCCGCATCACGCGGGATCGTGAGGCTGGACATCACCATGTTGGGATAGGTCTTCAGCTCGGTCACGATCTCGACGGGCTCGCGTCCAAGATAGATCGCCTCCAACGCGGCCAGGGCGTCATCGCTGGGCGCGTGCGCGAAGTTGCCTTTCGCATCCAGGGTGCCGCGCGCATTCGCGACCGCGCCAGGCAACGGCGTATCCGTCACGATGCCGTCGATCTCTACCGTGCGGGGCTTTGGACGCACGTTGTCGGTCACCATCGAACCCGATTCGACTGGGAACGCGGTGACGTCGGACTCCAGGGTGTGGGTCTCGGTCAGCGCCGCATCGATCATGAAGCCGTTGATCAGGATCATGGCTCGTCCTGTCCGCCCGTATCAGCGTCGGCATCGGACCACACGCGCTCGTGGTGCTTCGCGATTTCTTTCTTCGCGATATCAGCCACACCCTGTGGATCAGTGCCGTTCGCGGTGATGTTCACCGTGGAGCGCGCATCTACGTTGTTCTGCACCGCGCCGGTGCCACCAGGCGGTACGTAACGCACCGCATTGGCTGAGGTCGGGGCAAACACCGCCGCGGGACCCGCGGATCCGCCACCTGCGCTATCGTCGTCATCCTCGAGCAACCCGCCGGCAGTCTTGACAAAGCGGCCAATCTTCTTCGCTTTGTTCCACAACCAATCGAGTTTATCGGTGATCCAATCGATGACGGCATGCCACGCATCCTTGATCGCATCGGCAATACTGGAAAAGAAATGTCCGACGGCTTCGAACGCGCTCTTGATGATACCGAGGCCGCGTTTCGCATGTTCGGCCATCCAGTTCCATGCCGAAGCGAATATACCCTTGCCGTCGATGATGGCTTTGAGCAACTCGTGAACGATGAGGATCACCGCGGTGATCGCCGCGACGACAAGCACAACGGGCGCAAAACCGATGAGCCATGCGGCGGCCGCCTCGGCGCCAACCGCAACCGCGACGAGACCGAGCGCAAGGAGTGCCGCCTTGCCGAGCTCGGCATGTTCCACGAAGAACTGGAACACGTCGACGACGACACCGAAGGCCACAGCAAGGCCCTTGATTACGAAGATGAGACCCTGAACCACACCTTTGATCGATGACGCGATGATCTCGCGATTGGCTTTGACCCACTCGAAAAGATCATCGGCCATCTGCTGAATGATCGGCAGAAGGGCCTTGATCGCGGTGTTCTTGAGCCCCTCGAGCGAGCCTTTGATTCGCAGCGTCGACTCTTCGAGTTTCTCGAATGATTCGGCATCATCTTTGCTCATGACGATGCCGAGGCGCTCGGCTTCATTGCGCAGGTCGACGATGCCCTCTTGCCCGCGGTTGAGTAGCGGAATCAGGTCGGCGCCTGCGCGGCCGAACAACTGCATGGCGAGCGCCGTCTTGCGCGCGCCGTCCGGCATACTCTGGAACTTCTGCGCAATCCGTTCGAGGTTCTGATCGGGCGATTCGTTCTTGAGTTGCGCGAACGAGATACCGAGTTGCCCGAACGCTTCCGCAGCCGGACCCGTGCCCTTCGTGCGCAGCTCCTGCATCCCGAGCGCGAGATGTTTGATGCCTGTCTGCAATGTCTCCGAGCTGACACCGCTCACCTCAGCCGCATAGCCTAGTTCCTGAACCGCCTCGGTCGTAACGCCAATCTTCTGTGCGGCCCGCTCGGCACCGATCGCGGTCTCGGCCGTCGACTTGACGAGTTCAGCGAGTTTCTTGACGACTTCGAAGCCTGCGAAGAACTCGAGCCCGCGCTTGACTCCCTCGATAAGTTTGCTGCCCTTTTCCCACTCTTCGTCTTTGGCCCGCAGGCCAAGCGAAGCAAAAAGATCAGCTACCTCGAGACCGCCCGCCACAAGTCACCGCCGATCTTTCGACGCGCGAATCTCCGCCGCGCGCCACTCATCAGCGGCGATGTTCAAGAGATCAACGTCATCTATGGTCATCATGCGGATCTCCTGCCACGTCGCGAGCCGTTCGAGCACGAGCCGGTAGCAGGGCCACGCCGGCGCGATCTCCGCATGTAGATTCAGGCTGACGGCGTCGGGGCCATGCGTGACACGAGGCCGCTTACGTCGAAAAAATCGCTGAAGTTCACCTCCAACGCGAAGCCCATCACCTTGAACATCGTCATCACGTTGCCGCGAAACGCGTTATTGATCGCGACCTGTCCGTTGCAGAGGTCGAACTTCTGTGGCTGACCACTCGCGCCGGTGCGAACAACGGTGACGGTCGATAGCAGTTCAAGCATGACTTGCTGCGCGAGCTCCGGCGTCAACCCAGAGAAGATCTGATCAACCACCGGAGACATGTCGTCGGTTGGCTTGCGCGTGCGCATCGCGACGAGGACGGGCAGTAGTACCTTGCCGAGCTTCGCGACCAGCATGTACGCCGCGACCGGTTCGAGCTTGATGCACGTCAGTTCAAAACTCTCACCGCCGGTGCCGCTAAGCGTCTTCGTATCCTGCATCTTCGACATCACACCACCAACCCGCCAACGAACATCGCCAGGTCAGCAACCTCAACCGTCCATGTCACCATGCCGGCTTCCGCGGCGCGCTCGAGGTCGGCAGGCTGCGTCACCCACGCGTTGGGACCGGCGCAAACGGTCGTACCGTTGAGTTCTTTGAGGAACGCCGGGCCGACCGCGCCGACCCCCGCATCGACCTGCTCATCGGTCACGCACAGTGCAGACAGGTAATCGTTGCTCGGGCTCGCCGCGAGCAGGGTGATCTCGATCATGCCACGACGGTCGCGTGACTTGCTGCGCACGACGTCACCGCCGGCGCCGACCTTCGTCGAAAACGTCGGCGTCTTGCGCGAGACCTTGATGAAGGTTCCCTCGCCGAATCCCTGGATCTGCACGCCGCCGATCACAAGCACGTTGCGACCCGGATCGTAGTTATTGAACGAGGACATGGTTTATCTCCTTACGAGCCGGTCACACTGCCGTTGACCACGGTCTTGTTAACGCCGCCTTGAAGCGTCGCGCTGAAATTCACATTGTTGAGCACGCGGTTCGCGCGATCTTGGGACGAGATGTTCGCCGCGAGCGGCACCGTCACAACGATCGTGCTCTCGATGAGCCCGCCAACGTCGGCGCCCATCTTGAGCCCCGCGCGCACCTGGCCTTCCATCACGGCGATACCCGGATCCGTCATCGGGATCTTCTTGCCCGCCTTTGCGGCCGCCACACCCGCGGCGAACACGAGCCCAGCGATCGTCGACTGCAGCCAATCGAGGAAGCGTCGCGTATCGATGAAGCCGCCCGCGCCGGTCATGCCCTGGAACGAGACGCCGACTCCGGCGACGAGCTCGAAGCTGTTGCCGTTGCGTGCGGTGATGTTCGTGCGATGCGTCGCCGTCATCGGGAACGTGGCCACGCCGGTGACCGGCACCTCGTGCCAAGTCTCCTGACCGGGCTGCGTCCACAGGCGCGAGCCGGTGAGCGCAGCCGCGTAGAACGCCGAAGGGTCGGGGTGGTAGTGCACCGTCGTACGCGTGTAAGCGTTCGTCTTGCACTGATCCATTAGGTCGGCCGTGCCTGTCGACGCGTTGAGCACCGTGCTCGAGTCATTGGTGCCCGCGACGTAGATGCGCGAGCCCGTCGCCTCGACAGCGGCCGCAGCGGCAACGCCGTACAGCTTGCTGTTGAACGCCGTGAGCAGACAATACCAGTTCGGGTTCTCGGCAGTGATCGCCGTGAGGTCTGCGGCAACGCCCGGGTCCGCCGTCGTCTCGGTCACCGATTGGTGGTTGATATCGCCGACGGACACCGAGAACCACGCGCCGGCGGTACCGGTCAACGTGATCGGGCTCGACGAACCGCTCGCGGTGTAGTTCTTGCCGGACACCGCGTTGAGCGCCGTGACCATCCCGGATGCCCATTCCGCATCCGTCGGCGTGCCGTCGCTGGTATATGTGACCACGGCGTCCGCGAAGCCATCGCCCTTCACGTACAGCGTATATGTGTAGTTCGCGCTACCCGTCGGCGAGATCGCTGACACGGTGACGGTTTTCGTCGGCTTGTTCGCGCCGCGGCCGATGATCAGCTGCGCAGGCGAGGGCGACTGTCCGAAGTAGGCGGCCGCGAGCCTTGCCTCCGGGCCGGTCGTGTTCGGGAAATCGGCGATCACGTCGGTATACTGCGAGTAGGTGCGCGTGCGCTCTGTCCACGCCGCTACGTACGACAGATACAGACCGGTACCAAAACCCGGTTGCGTCAGGCGCACCGTGTTATTGGTGATGTTCAAAGTTACATAGTCGGTCATCGCCATGGCGTGCTCCTACAGTGTCGGTAGCGTGACAGCGATCGACACCGGCGTAAGGTCACCGGATCCGGCGCCGTTGACGGTTTCGATCCATCCCTGGCCCTGCGTAAAGACTTGATCGATCTCGCTCGCAAGATTGAGCTTCGCGGTGACGATCGCGCGCGCTTCGAAACGGGCGCTGTCGAACGTGCCGCCTTGAATATCCAAAATACCGATATCGCCGACACCAACACCGGCCGCAACGAGCGCGTTGTACACGTCATCCCGACCGGTGCTCGTCATCGCATCGTTGAGCACCGCCATCGGTGCGGTGCTTGATGGGTAACCGGTGCCACCGGTCGGCATGCCCTGGTAGCACGTCGCGGTAAGTACCGCTTCGCGCGGGCCGCGCGTATGCAGTGTCAGGGTGTTGTTAGGCTGATCGTAATCGTAATCGCGCCAGTCCGAGAATCCGTTCCATCGCAACAGCGAAAGCTTGAGTTCGATGTACTGCCCGCGCGGTCGCGGCATCGGGTTACCGCTCGCGTCGCGCTGCCCGGACCATACGACGTGATCGCCGGCCAAGCCGGAACCGGTCGTGATCCACGCCTGGATCGCGTTGCGCACCGTATCCCACGCGATGCTGCTCATCCCGGCACCGCCTGACGCGCCGCATACGACGTGTAGCGCCGCGAGCCGTCCGGGAAGTTGAACGGGCCGTCCGAACGAAACACCGCGTACGAATCGCCGGCGATCGTGACGCTGTCCGGCGGGTTCACTTGCAGCGACACAGTCGTGTCGATGACACGCACATCGCTCACGTGCACGCCCTCGGGAAGCACCTCGAGACCGCGGCCGCTGTACGGCTCGATGTGTGCGTCGGTCGTGAACGTCGACGTGCTGCCGCTAACAATGAGCCCGGTTGAGCTAAACGTCGGCGCTGCGGTGCGCGTGACCATGTAGCCGCTCGGCGAGCCGTCCGCGGCCGCGGTCGAGAATCGGGCGATGACGTCCTGCAACATCACTTGCCCTCGTCGACGATTTCCCACGTGATCGCGTTGACCAACTGCCTGGTATCAACGAGCGGCTTGCTCGAGCCTTTGCGGGCGATCGTGGAGTCCGCGAGTGGCGGATACGTGTATGGCCCGTAGCCGTCCGCTTCGTTCTGCGTGATCGTGTTCTTCACCTCGGAGGCACCCCATGCACCGAGCTGCCCGATGCCGCGGCGCACTTCCATATCTTTCTCAAGAATGGCGCGCGTGATCGCTGCGACGACTGTACGCAACTTGTCAGAGACGCGCACGAAGAACGTTGAACGGATGAAACTACGCTCCGGCACATGACCGTCACCGGTGCCAAACTCATGCACCGCAGCGAGCTCGGCGAGGGTCAACGCGGAACCCTCATGCGGTGAGCTGCCGCCCTTCGACGCCAGCACGCCGACGTGTGCTTTCACGGCGCGCATTTCGAGTGCGCGCTTGTAAAGCTTCCGCCACACGACGTCATTGCTGCCCTCGGGCATCAGAGCAACCTCGGGCCAAAGGCCTGCGAGCCGATGAGCGACGTGTACGCGCGGCCATAGCTCGTCGTCATCAACTCCGAGCGACCGGGTAGCGCGGCATACTGGCGCGACATGCGGCCATCCGACTCGCCGGTCAGCGGACCGGAGGTGCCGAGCTTGCCGAGCGCTGCGAAGTGCGCCGCGAGGTAGCACCGCGCGGCCTTCGTGATCGGGCCGTCCTCGCCGTCGAACTTCGACACATCGAGGATCGAGTTCACGACGTCTAGAATGATGGTCTGCCCGCCAACCGGTATGTTCGTCATTTCGACGTTCGCGCCGGGCAGGGAAGTAACATCGTTCCAGACGATCGTCGCCATGGCTACAACTGCACCTGCACGAGACTTGCTTTGCCGCCGCTCGAGTCTTCGATGACAGCGAGCTTGATACCGAGTGCCCCGTTGATGAAAACCGGGGTGTTAGCCGGCAAGTACATCGAACCCGACGCGGCGCTCGCGGTCGGGTTACTTCCTTGCTTCCACCACAATGCGACGTTGGACGTCAGCAGGAAATACTGCCCCGGGCCCATCGCGGTGATGTTGCCGAACTGCGCGCTCACGGCGCCGACCGCAACCTCATCGGCTGTCGCGTTCGATCCCGTGATTGGGAATGCGGGGTACATGGTGCCTCCGAAGATGCAGCGGCACCGCAGCGCGCGCCGCGCGAACGACTAGAGCCCGTCGGCGTACTTCACCGCGACCGGGTACCGGCACACGACGCCGCCGCACGATGCAAGGCAGTTCACAACGAACGCCTGATTGTGCTGTTGCGGGGGCTGTGGGGTCCATTCCTGCGGCACGATGCCACCGATCACCATCGGGTCGCTCGGGAAGCACGCCATACGCGTGGCGCCGCTGCCGCCGGCCGTCTTACACTGGTACCACGGGCGGATCGACGAGATGAAACCGCTCTTGAGAGCGAAGTCGAGCGCGGTCGTATCGTTGATCGCGTTGAGGCGCGTCGACGCCGCGTAGTTGTACTGCGCAATCGGCAGCACGATGTTGAACTGGCCCCAAATGCCGTTCGTGGAATCGACGAGTCCGGCAGCGATGCCGATCAGGTCGTTCGCCACTTCCTGACCGGTCGCGACGGGGGCTGCGAGCGTACCCCATGCCGTACCGCCGGCGGCTTTCGTCGAAAGTGTATAGAGGGTAACGCGGTTTGCCGAGGTGATGCTCGTCGAATCGAGCGACAAGATACCGTTGAGCTTGTGGTTCGCGTCGCCGAGCGCGAGGAGTGAATCAAGAAGCTGCTCGGTCGATGTACGGCACGTCTCGACGCGCATTGAATCGAGCTGCGAGTTCATCGCGGCTGCGCGCTTGATCTCTTTCAGCGTGTACTGATACGAGCCGCCGCAATCCTTGATGACTTGCGAGAACTCCGCGCCGGTCACATCGACTGACGGCAGGTCATCGGCGGCATTGTGCAGGATCTTCGCCGAGCCCACCGGCGTGTACTCACGCCAGGTGTACACGGAAGCCCACTGCTCGACGCTCTCGAACGTCGGGATCACCTGACGCGCGATGAGCATCGGGTACCGCTTGAGGTACGCCTTCTGGTCGACAGACTCGAGACCGCGGAGAAAGAACGCGCTTTCCCCCTGATCGAGACGCTCTTGATACTGACGGGTGCGAGTGCGCATGTACTTTCTCCTTACGAAACGAACTTGCCGTGAACGACGAGACGCGGCGTGATGTTGGCAGCCGATGCGTGCTTGGTAGCGACGAGCGAAAGCACGTCACCGCCGGCAAGCACGAGAGCTGCGTCCGTGCCAGACAGAGTGAGCGTTACAGGCGTGCCGCCGGTGATGGCGCCATTCGCGCCGGTCAATGTCGACCACGTACCAATCACGGTGGCGCCCTTCTGCAGCGTCAGCACGTAATAGTTCGCAGCATCGTCGGCGTAGGTCGCGATCGACATCAACTCCACGCGCTCCACACGGAACGATCGCGCCGTGCTCGGCGTGACGATCGGGATCGTGGTGGTGGCGCTGATCGCGGCGGCATCGAGCACGAACGATGACCGCTCATCGAACATCGTATTAGGGTCGCGGGGTAGCGTCATGGCTCGCCTCGGTTAGTCAGACGACTTGTTCGACTGCATCGTGAAGTCGTACTCGAGCAAGCCCCACCCATTCGCGGCGAGGTTGGTACCCACCCAACGGGCAAATTTCGAGATATCGACGGTGTTGCCGGCGCTCGACGTTTTGGTGAACGAGCCGGGGCCAACACCGGTTGACGCGTTGTTCACGCGGTACCTCACAGCGTCACCATCGGCGCAATCAGTCTCGATCTGCACCCACAGCCGACCGCGGCGCTTGATCAGGATTTGGGTGCCGCCCTTGAGGCCGATGTTGCCGTTCGAGTCCGCAACGGTCGCGAGCTCGTGGTCGATCTGGTAGTCGGCCTTATACGGCACGATGCCGAGCGGCAGGTCCGCCTGCGCGGCAAGCACCTTGCAGCCCACGCCCTTGTTCGACGCATCGTCTTTGACGACGGTGCCGAAGGGGATTTGCAGGGTCGTCTCGGTTGAGACGCGCGAGGTGTACTCGTCCTGCGATTTCGCTCCGTCCGGCTCCATGCCGACGAACGCGACGGGATAAAGGGTACCAACAGAAGTTTGCGGCATGGCGGTTGCTCCTTACTTGGTGGGCTGCGCGACGGTGCCGGCCGGACGCCATCCGTTGCGGTTGGCTTCGAGCATCGCTTCGCGTGCTTTGTCGGTCTTCGCCTGCTCGACGGCGAGTGCGTCCATGTGCGTGTGGTTGCCTGCGATGATGTCGTTCGCGGCGCGGAACGTGTCGGCACTCGCCGATGCCCGCTCGCACGCGGCATCAAACCGCGCGTTGACGTACTCATCGCTCTTGTCGGCTGGCACGTCGAAGTCGGTCACTTGCTTGATGACCGCGAGCTTGATCTCGCGATCGCTCATCGCGTCGAACTTCTGCTCCGGCTCGCCTTCGTCACCCTCCTCAGCGTCGAAGTGCGCGCCGAGGATCTCGCGGGCCTGCGTCTCGAGAGCGACGCGCGCCTTGACCTTGCCGGGCACAGCGGCCTCGGCATCGGTGCGGGCCTTGTCAGCCTTTGCGAGCTTCTCTTTCGCATCATCACGCTCGGCTTGCAATACGTCGAAACGCTTCTGCAGGTCCGCGTGCGCGTGCACGGCGGAATCCGCGCGCGACTTCTCAGCGCCGAGCTTTTCCTGTGCCGCAGCAAGAGCGGCGAGTGCCTGTTGCAAATCCATGACCGTGCTCCTGCGTGGTGCTTCCTCATCACTGATCGCTGCGTCCATACGGACAGCGGCGTCTTTGCCCGCGCGTGCATTCGGCACGAGGGCGACATGGTTATGGGTAATCTCGCGCTGCACGGCGTCGTAACGCTCGCCGTCAGGCGTGGTGCCCGGCGTCTCGTCGAGTTCGCACTCGTAGCCGGCAGACACCTGGCGCAGCTCGCCAGAATCCATCTGCTTAACGGTCGCGCCGTCGTGCACCGCGAGCGGTGCAACGATCCATTTACCGTCGCGGCGGATGTTCTCGCCGACCGCGCCGACCGAGTGCGCCCGCGCGTTGCCCGCATCGAGCATCGTCGGCGGATGCAGGTTCGTCAGAGGCACGAGGCGCAGCGACGTCATCGCCTTGCTCACCTCGGCATCGGGGCGGTACTCAACGCGCGTCGAGCCGTCCGCGTTGCGGTAGGTCTGCACGCCGGTCCGCGCGATCCGCGCCTCGACAACGATCGTCCCGTCCGCTCGCCGCACAGGTGCAGCGAGAGTGCCGAGGTCGATACGCCGGACGCGCATACACGCGTATCATGACCTACAGCGCTTCGCGCGCAACGCTAGTCGCGTGCCGCAGTAGAACCCCAATCCCTCCGGCACCATAAGCCATAGCGAAACCTGCAGCACCGCGACAAATCCCAGACAACCGACCGCATACATCACCACCGACCACGCTGCAGCATCGCGCGCAGCCTCGCGCTCCACAGCCATCACGTACCGCGCCTCGGCGTAGTCGATGACCATCGCCGAGACGAACACCGCGATTACTAGAAGCGCCAGCATTTCACAAGGTTGATACCGCGCGATGCGCGGCGCCAGCCGCGTAAGTTTCCGTGGAATAGTCGCGCGCTGCCACGCGTCCCATACACACGAGCCGGTGATCAACGGGCATGGCGCCCAAACGATCGAGCGCTCAAAAGGGGAATCATATGATGACTGCACATATCACGATCAAAGGCGTCAGCCCATACAGTCAATCGCGTTACATCGACCAAGACGATCTTCCAAAGCAGGGGAAGGAAGGTGCGGATGACTACGAAAAGCGAACGTGGCAGGCCCGAATCCATCGCGACGGGCGCGGCGTGCCATTCCTTCCTGCAATGTCGATCAAGAAATCGCTCGATGCAGCGAGCTCGTACCTTGGAAAAATCAAAGGCGAGCGTAACGCCACCTATACAAAGCGTTTCAAAAGCGGGCTGCTCGTAACGGAGAACTTCGCTCTAACCGAGAACGGCAAACCGGTAACGTCGATCGCAGATTTTCAAGGCGAGTGGCTGTTCCTCGACGCGAACGGCAAATCAATGCAAGGCTCGACGCGTGTAAAGCGCTGCATGCCTCGCCTCACGACTTGGACGGCCGCCGGTGTGATCCATGTGGTTGATGAAGTAATCACCGAAACTGTGCTTGAACAAGCACTCACAGATGCCGGCAAGTTCGTCGGGATCGGTCGATTCCGCCCGCAAAACGGTGGCTTTTATGGGCGCTTCGTTCTCGATTCGATGGAGATCGTGTGATGGAGCTCGTACCAATCCCCCCATTTAGTCGGCTACCCGTGACCAATCGCCTGATTGAATTCTTCGCTGGAACAGTCCCCGGAGACGAGTTCACATATGAGGAAATCACCCGGGCCGCCGGATGTACCCGTGACGCCTGGAAAGGCGTCATAGGCACGGTTCGCAAGGTCTTGCTTGAGAGGTATCACATTAAGATCCGCACGGTCACCGGAATCGGATTCCGACATTGTCTGGATAACGATGTCGTCGATGACGCAAAAGCGCGAGGTACCCGAGCACACCGCCAATTTGCAAAAGGCGCCCGAGAGTATCGCGATGGCGTAAAGGATCACAGTAAGCTAACTGCAGATCAACAGCGCGTAGGGATCATGGTCAATACAATGGCTAGTCTCACCTCGCCGAAAGCGAACCGGGTGCTAGCTGCGGCGCGTGTGACTAATGACAGGCTTGATGCCGGTGGATTCCTCGAGCTGATGCGCAGAAAACTCACCGAGGGAACCGAAGATTAATGCGCCGCTCCGCACCGCAGCGCAGCGCATCGTCCCGCATCACAACGCAGCGCAACACAGAGCCCGAAAGGGTCATCCTTCAAAGATTTGGTCTTATCGCGCCGCCGCGCCTCGCCCCGCAGCGCTCCGCGTCGCTTCGCTACGCACCGCTACGCAACGCAGAGCCCGAAAGGGTCATCCTTAAAAGATTTGGTTTTGGCGCATCGCTACGCCCCGCCCCGCCCCGCGCCGCAACGCAACACAGCACAGAGCCCGAAAGGGTCATCCTTTCAAAGATTTGATTTTATCGCAACGCTGCGCAACGCGGCGCACCGCGGCGCACCGCAACGCAACACAGAGCCCGAAAGGGTCATCCTTCAAAGATTTGGTTTTGGCGCGAAAATGGCGCGATTCGCGGATGCGCGCCAGTTGGCTAAGTTTCGTCGCCGTCGTCATCGCTTGCATCGCGGATTGCGCCAATAACCGGTTCGGCATAGCAGCGACATTGAATCGGTTCGCCCGGCAGGCCTTCGGACGGCGGATCGCTGTATTCGAACTGTTGCCCGTCGAGCAGCTGATGCTCCTCGCGCACGCGCTCATCGCCCGCGGTGCGCCAGACGAACGACTCGATCCCGAGATCCTGTTGTCGCGCCGCGTTCGTCTGTCCATACAACTTGCCGATCTGATCGCGCGCGATAAGCCGCGCGTGCCGCTCGCTGATGTCGAAGCGTTCCCCGATCTCGTCGGCGAGATCGCCGCTCAGTGTGCCACTCGTGAA